CGTCTACTCCTTAATTATATGTTTGTGCGGTAATACTTGATTTGGGGGTACTGTAATAACAATATCTTGGCAAGTAACTGCACTAGGGCTGCCAGCAACAAAGCTTACTCCAAGTTTTGCTTGTTTGGCACATTGTTCTAGCCTAAATAAACTGATTTCATATTGTGTTTTCTTTATAAGTAGTTTTTGTGCTTCAATATTCACCTTTGCTGCCTCTTTACAAAGTTTGCCACCATTGCCTAGTGGAATATTAAATTGCGCAGAAATTCCATAATTTAAGTTGTAGTTATCTTTTTCAAATCGTGGTGTCTCTTGGTAATATTTAATTTCGCCAGTATCTTCATCATAAATAGCTTGTCTTGTAACAGTTTCAATAGGTCTATTAAAAGACCATGCATCTGTTAAATAGGGTGTAATTGTAAGACTAGGAGATGTACAAACAATACCTTGGCTATAACGGTTCTGTGGGAGGCTAGAAGGCGTTATCATTGTGGCGTTATTGTTAACTACTCCTGTACTCTGACTTTGAGGACTACTGACCGTTGTATTGGCATATAAAGGCTTTATAGGTAAAAGTAGTAAAACTATTGACCAAATGTACTTGTGGTTTCTGAAGTTGTTGAGGTAGTGATGGTTCTTGTTATATTTGTAACTGTGTCCAATCCGGGTGTTATAAGTGTTTCTTGTATTGAAAATGCTGCCCCATCTGTTGCGATTTTCCAGCGTGGAACTGCCTCTAGATTTGGACTTGTCCAACTAAAATTTACTCCTCCAACTGTTTGGGTGCTTTGAGTCGTAGCAGTAGGGTTGATATATCCTGTTTCAGCTTCGATATTATGTCCACTTGCTGCATATGAGTAACCAGTTCTGTATTGGTATGATGTAATCGTTTCATTTATAACACTTTGACTTGTTGATGAGGTGGTTTGTGACCCCGAACGAAATTGTGGAACCACAGGTGTAGCAAGGGTTCTTAGCGGATATATTATTATAATTAAGAGCCAAAATTTAATCAATTGTTATAGTGACTTTGGTTGAGCCGATACAACTTGTGCCTGATCCACCGGCGGTACATGTATGAACACCAGAACTCAATGACGTTAAAGCAAGTGAACCAGCAGTACCACCACTTCCTATTGTTGTCTGTCCACTAAGAACTGGTAAGGCTGCGATTCCCGAACTAGGTGTAACTGTTGAAGGTGTGGCATCACCCATAATTACTGATTCTGTTTTACTAAAAGCTGACCCTGCATTTGTTACTGTGGTGTCTGTTTGAATCATTGCTGGCACCCCATTAGTAAGGCTGCCGACATTTATGCCACCTATTTTTCCAGATGTTGTAGTATCTCCCACAGTTACAGATGGTGTTATATTATTTCCACTTAGTGAATATGTAGTGCCAACCTTATTTGTAACTACATACGGCATATCTACTGTTATCTGAGCACTTGTAACAAATTCTTGTTTAATGTCTGCAAATGCAGGGCTAGAAAATAATAGCAGTAGTGAAAATAGCTTTTTCATTTGACACTAGATTTGTTATTTCTATTCTCTACTATAGTATCTTTTTTCTTTTTTATCTGAAACCCTAGTGACGCAGTAGATGCTGAAAAAATCGAAGCGATGAAAGTTGGATCGAAATCTACAATCTTTTTGCCAGATGGCGGTTCATAGTATGAAAGTGATAAAAGTGTTGCCGACCACAAAAGTACGCAAACTTTTACAATGGTTTCAACTTTGCTTGGTTCTTGATCTTCCATATAAAAAAGGCTATTTGTGGGTATCTCTAAGCACTTGACCACTGCTTAACAAACAGCCTTGTGCCAAATGTAGCATTTCTTGTTATGTTTGGAAAGTAACACATATAAAGTTATGTCAAAATTTCTTATTGGATTGTTTATTAGATTCGGCAAATCTGAATCTTTGCGTAAAGGTGTCCTGATGATGCTTAAAGACGCAGCTGCTAAATCAGACAATGATGTAGATGATGCAATAGTAAAGATGATTGAGGAAAAGCTGTTTCCGGTCAAGTGACCTATGAATACCAGCTTTTTACATCTTCTTTGTCAAGAACCATCTATTGAATTACAACTATCAGTAGAACTGCGGTCTAGAGAAATAGAAAACTCTGACGACATTGAAGAGATAAAAAAATATTGTATTGCACTACTAAAAAGCAATGCATACAAAGATGAAGTACTTGCAAATTTACTAGGGTTTATTGCTGACTATGAAGCTAGAAAAGTAGCAAAGGAAGTAAGAAAAAAAAAGAAATGGTTTTAGAAACCAAATCTTTTAAAAAAACTAAACCAATTTTTTTTTGATAGTGGTGGCAGCCCCATCTGTTTTCTAGACGTTATGCCATTTACACGCTGAAGTAAAATACTTTTTTCTCTCCACTTTTCCATTAATATTCTTTTTTTGTTTAGATCCTCCTCTTCTAGCATTTGAGTATGTAAACTTCTTAATTGTCTGATAAGAAGCTGATTTTCAAATTCATGTTCAAGAGTCATATTTTAAAATGGCGATTCTTCTACATCAACAGTTTGTTCTGATGGTGGCTTTGGTGGTGCTTCTTTGCGTGGGTTGATGGTTCCATATGCACCAAACTCATCTTCATCATAATTGCCAATCTTACCATTACCAGAAAGGTAAAAACCCTTAACTTTTTTTCTTTGATCATCCCTTAGATCATAAACTGTACCATCTTTATGTTTTTCAGCATTGTCAGCTAAATTCATAATAAGGTCTACAAGATCAGGCACAGACTCAATTGGTATAAAGAGATTACATCTTTTTGGGAATCTATTTTTAGAGTCGAAAGGGTTGTCTCCCACATTGAATGAAACTGGGAGTGGGAGTGCGGGTTCAAATTTTTGAGAGTATGGCATTTTAAAAAGCTTTGATAGGTGTAATATTCTCTGATTCTTCCCAAGCTAAAACCTGATGAAGATCATAACGGACTACTGGTTGTCCATAAGGTACAGCAGTTCTGGATAACTGATACCATTTAGGACCAATTTGTTTACCCTTTCGGGTTTGTTTTCTCCAATCAACAATAGTTGCTGGCTTAAGTCCATAGCGGGATGCAAGTTGTTGAGTAGACAAAAACTGTGCGGAGTTAGACATTTTCTAGTTGTGCTTGTTTGATTGTTAGTTCCATTTTAAGGTTTTCATATTCTGTTTCAGTAATCACTTTTTCTAAGAATCTAGTTTCTATATTTTTTCTATGTTGTACCAGCATTTCTTTAGTCTTAGCATTTGCTATTGCTTGTCTGGCTAAAACATAAGTTGGCTGTTTTCTTTGGCTGACAGTTTTTTTTGCTGTCATTACTTGTGTAGCTTCTTCTTTCTCTTCTTTTTTCCAAAGTTCGTGACCTAGACCAAAGTGAAAAGCTGCTGCTGCACATAAACATCTACGGTGAGAATCAGTTAAGTTTCTAGCTGTTATACTCTCGAATGCCATAGGATTCATTCGTTTGTCCATTACTGGAAATGGAAAGTCGCTAGTCTTTATACCTTCAGGAGATGTGAAATAACCTATAAGATAACCAGTGCCATCTGGTGCTTTATGAACATAGTTATGCTCTTCGGTATTTGTTGGAAGTAAATGAAACTCCCATCCATTTGCGTGTTCATGTAAAGAACTGGCGATAGATGCCCAGCAAGCATATTTGGCAACAAAACTGCCAGAGCCTTTTTCGTAGACATCTTGATCTTCTAAAAGATCAGCAAGATTAGGTTTATCAACCATTTTTGGTTTTTGTGCGGGAAAGTGTGAGTTTGTCATGATGCTTTGACTAATTCAATTATGTTGGGGTTTACCTGTTTTGGCGATATTATTTGCAACATTGTTTTAGGCTGTTTGATAGGAGACATAAACTTCACTCTAGGTGTTCTTGTAACATATTCGTTAAAACACTTGATGAAATTATTTAGTAACCATTGCTGCGGACTTGTAGTACCTTTTCTACGGAATAAAGGGTTTGATAATTGATTCCTAAAAGATAAAACTACATTATCTGATGCAAGATTTGCACCATAACAAACAGCATCCCAAAACTCTAAAATATGGGTATTTGACCAACCTTTATCTCTTGCTAGTAGTGTTATAACTATGGCAAAAGAAAGAGAAAAACATTTAAATGCTTTATGCCTTTCAGCTAGTTCTGGCACAATGACGTCTAAATATTCTCTGTGTTTGTAATATAGATTTACGATTTCTACATGACTAACGTTAGTGTAACCTGTCCATCTAAGGGTAGGGCAGGTGTAATAAAGCTGATAGTGTTTTATCGCTGTAGCAATTATTCTAGATTTTTGAACATCTAAAACTTCTAAAGCATCACCAGCACTTCTTGCAGAGCCAGTATCTACTACGTTGAATATCGCAGGGTCAAGATTAAACCCAACTACTATATCTACAGCCTTATTAGCTTTGACAATAGCAGCAAGTCTATGTTGGCCATCAAGCAAATTACCAGTAGCATCTAAAGCGATACCCTGATTAGTTACTTGCCAGTTATCTTCTAGGATGGCTTTTGTTAGCTTCATCAAATTTAATTTTTTGATGTTGCGGTTTTTGATTTTGTTGTTTAATAGAATGTCTTGTGCCTTCTCAGGGGTCATCTTGACAATCTCGAAGTATGGAGTGAGTGCCATAATGCGGTAAGTTAGTTTTTATAAAATGCCCAGTTGGGTAAAGTAAGAGTTTCAACACCTTTTATCGGATCGTTGTAACCCGACCAGATACCAGTTGTCTCAGCTTTCATAATGCGGATCAAAGATTCATTTTGTAGTTCTAAACCTAGATCCAATGATTTTTTATCGAGTTCATATACACCAATATTGAATGGGTAAACTTTCTCGACAGCTACAAATACAAAGCGGGATGCATTTGTACCTTGGAGGTAGTGTGCAGCTTGCACATGATAAAGAAATGAAGCTATCGTTCTTCCAAACTGATCAGGATGCGAACCACCTTCACCAGTAGTTTTTAGATCAATAACTGTATCTTCATCTTCTGTAACCCAATCGCATCTACATTTGAGATCAAGATTGGATTCAGCGTGTTTCCAAAAATAAGAGTGCTCTGCAAATCCACCGAAAAATAATTCTTTGCATAGTGGATTTTTATTTACAGCTAAAGCTATATCTAAAGCTGTATTATTTTCTTCAACAGTTATAGGTTCTTGACCATTTTCTTTGGCAAGCTGTATTGCCTCTTTACCTTTTTTTGTTCTGCG